TTTTGTCATTTTGAATAAGAGGCGAATATATGTAGTGGTCACCTCTTCGAATGACAAAAAGTATTTACTATGTGACAAAACCAAAAACGTTTTTGTCACACTTTTTATTTTGCTAAAATGAAGGAGGCAATTAAAAGCACTCATAATATATACCTCTAAATGACAAAAATGACAAAAATGACAAAAATAATCTGAAACTCTTTTTTTATTTTTTCTAATTTAATTTATTTATTTTCTTCATCATATAGCAGAAAAAAGTTTCCGGAAAAAAGTGTCTATTTTGTCATTTGTCACCAAAAGTGTCACAAAATATATAGTGGTTTAATTACCTCCTTCATTTTATCAAAATGACAAAAATGACAAAATGACAAAAACGTTTTTGTCATTATTCTACCGCTGTTTGAACAGCATTCATAGCATTGTATTTGTATAGGCCATCGGGGCTTCATATATCAATTTACTAAAATTCTTGTATGCTTTCGGGTTATTAGAATCGCCTGTGAACCCATACAGATCAAGATACAGAAAACCATATGGTTCAGACGTAGCCTCAGCAAATAATTGCTTGAATTTATTCGTACCGTACGTGCCGCCGTATTCTTCCGCCAAAGCATCCACTTGTTTCTGATTGGAATTCTGCGATAATATAACATAATTACAACAGGATCTTACAACAGGAGGCACATATTTTAACATCTGTGTATTATACACCAATAATTTAATATTATGGTGTCGATAACTCGTTGCTATTTTAAACATTAAAGCGTTTCTGTGGATATTAGGAAAAGCAATAAAATCATCAAATATTAGTGCTATATTTGGTCTACTATGTTTAGGCATCGAGTCTTGATAATCAATAATACTTTGCAAATGACTATCGCTGTACTCAGAATAAATTGTATCACCATATTCATCATATAAAAAACGGGCTGTTTCGTCCCCATTACTCATAGTAGACGAATATATATACACTGCATCAAACCTTCCAGCAAAAAAATTCGGATTCTGTAAATAATTTACACAGCGTAAAGTTTTTCCGCTTCTTGGTTTTGCTACATCTAATACTAGAGCCCCCTTATTTACGTCTGGTAATCTTTTATCAAACTCCATTGTCTTATCAATAGGTGCTGGCTTAACGGGCAAAATTGTTAAATCATTATTTTCATTATAATCTTTTGGATTTTGATTATTATTATCATTCATATATTATAATTAGGAATTATTTTTAATATTTCGTCGAATTTTATTATTAGGTAAATTTTTATTAATACATTCAAATTCATTTGAAGCCCAGGCTTTCTGAATATACTCCCTTTCTATATTTCTAAATTCATATATATCATTTACAACTACTTCTTCCAGTAATTCAATTTTACAATCTTTTATATCACCAATACTGCGATGTAAATGAGATTCTTTATTAGCCCGATGCTTAGACATACGAATGCATAATAATCTTGCACACGTCCCACCAATATAAATTTTATTATTTTTAAAATTAATAATTCTATAAATTTTAGCAAATTCAAGTTTTCTATTAATAGTTCTATTATAATTCTTCGTATTCATTATAAAGGTATTAGATTAAATTATATAAAAAAAAACTATAGTAAAATATATAATAAATATGAATAATTTAGAACAAAATATTGAAAAAAAAAGAAATTTAAAACAGAGTAGCATTCACATATATATAATAAATATCAAAAAGATCCATAGATATATTAACCAAGAATCCGATGATAATATGGACTTTTTAAAAAATAAAGAAAAGATTATGGAGTACTTATCCACTAAGGCAATATCAACACAGAAGAATTATATAAGTTCAATTATAATTGCCCTAGACAGTAGCAATACAAATGGTGAATATGATAATATATTGGAAATTTATCGTAAATTATTAATTGAATATATTGAGAAATATAATATTATTTTGGAAAAGAATAAAGAACACCCCCGACCAAGTTTAAAAGAATTAAGGAAAGTTATTAATGTATATAAATCCGAACTAATGGAAAGAAACGCATTTTCTAATCCATATATGAATGAGAAAAATTTTGAATTATTACAAAAATATGTAGTAGGCTCTTTATACAGTACTACTAATACTGAACCCCTGCCAATTTTTTTAGAATACGGAGATATGGAAATAATAACAAAGCACGAATATAAATTATTATCAGAAGATCAATTAGATACAAATAATTATTTAATTGTAAAAAGTAGAAATACAAAAATATTTCATATTGCTGGGGGCAAATCTCCTACACTTTTTCGCCTAATACCTATTGGAAAAAAGTTGAATTCAATTTTAAATATTTGGCTAAAATATAATAAATCAGATAATTTTTTATTAGATAGTAAGGGCAACATTATGTCAAGTAATCAGTTATCAAAATATTTATTGAAAGTATTTAAACCAACTGGTAAAAAAATATCAGCAACATTGTTACGCCAAATTCATCAATCCGAAAGATAATAATAATTAAAATACCAAACTTTTTCTAAGTTTGATTAAATGGAGGAATGCATTATTTGTTATAATAATTTTAAAAATTTTAAAACTTTAGGCTGTTTGCATAAATTATGTGAGAGTTGTTATTTAAAATTACAAAAGCAATCTTGTCCGTATTGTCGAACACCTTTTCAGTATACGAAAGAAGATCTTTATTTAAAATTACAAAAGAACTCGCGTCAGGAGAATGACGTTATAATTAATTCCTATCCAGAAATGCGTATTACAACTTATCAAAGACGTAGAAGACGAGATCTAAGTATTGAAGAAATTTCAAAAAGAAGAGAGATTATTAGAAGAAAATGTAAAAAGAAATGGAAATCAAAAGAGGCTCGGCTTAATAAAATGAAGTGGTATGACATCGATTAACTGGAATAAATCTAAATAATAAAACGAACAAAAAATTGTTTAAAAATTATATTTATGTCGTGCTTAATATATGCCTTTAGAAATGCTAGAAATTCCAGTGGAGCCTGACATTATTAACGACTTAGCCGTTATTGATAATATTGAAAATCTTAAATCTTCGCCTTTTGTTACAATGCCTAAAAAGAAAGAAGTTTTCAAACCAGTAGCAGCAGAAGTCCCATCAGAAAATAATCCCATTAATAATCCCATTAGTACCCCATATCAACAAGCACAACAACAAGTAGTTGCTCCTGAAGTAGTAGAACCACGATTAAAAACTGTGAAGAAAAAAAAAGAACTTTCAGAAAAACAAAAAGCACATTTATTAAAAATGAGACAAAAGAAAATAGATAAAGCAAATAAAAATCTTACAAAACAAGTAAAAAATCCTGATGGTTCCCCAACAGCCGTCATCGAAGCTTCAGTCGAAGAACTAGAATATATGGAAGCACAGGAGTTTGACCATTGGTTATCACAAATGGAAAAATTTGAAAAATTAATTATGAAAAAAAGACAAGCAGAAAATAAAATTAAAGAAGCAGAAGCAAAAAAAGAGGCAGAATTAGAAGCCAAAATTAGAAAAAAAATTGAATTAGAAAATAAACAACGACAAGGAGTTCAAACAAATAGTATACCAGAACCTCCTGCTATTTTAAAACAAAATGATTTTGGTGAATTTTCATCATATTTTGGATACGAATAGTTTTAATAATCTTATTGATAGTATTTATCATATTTCAGATGATATGAATAGTATAATTATTTTCATAGAATTATTTTCTATGATAATATATATATAATGTCAGATATGTACGGATCAGAAACAGAACGTATTAATAATCTTATTGATAGTAATAAACAATTAAGTACGGATAATTTATCAACCTTATTATCAGATGAACAACAACAGAACGTAAGTAATTGGAAAGAAAAAGCAGATGAATTTGCTCAAAAATACTCGGCTTTGGCTGAAGGAGGTGGGACAGAAATAGCAGCCTCTCTTGGATTAGAAGGTGCCTACTCGGCAACCCGACGCATTAAAGGCCTATATGGGAAAGTAAAAGAAAGAAGATCTGCTATGGATGCTAAAAAAGCACAAGATGCCGAAAATAGTTTAAATCAAGAATCTAATTTAAATGCCGATCCTGAGGGTTTTCCTTCAGAACAAGTAGCAAGAAGTGAGACTAGTGATCTTAGATCGTCATTGATGGATCGTTTTAATCAGGCAGGAGATAAAACAGATATTGATAATTTATCAAATGTAGAAAACGAGTCCTTACCTGCTCCCAGTGAAGCACAAGGACAAGTTATTCAACGCCCCCCACCAGCACGAGACGCAACAATATATGAAGATGATGATGAGATCCAACCAGCACCAGTAGAATCAGCAGAACAATCAGGAAGCAGTTTTTATTCGTCTGCATTATCACCCGAAGAACAACTAGAACGCACAGTATCAGCCCAAAATATCGGCGATTTAACCGTGAGAACAAACAAAGTCCCATTCGATATTGCTGGTCAGGAATTGTCTTCAAAAAATCCTATATCTCAAATTGTTTCAACAGATCCTAGAACCAATCCGTTTGTCGACGTTAACACACAATCAGGTAGTAATGCATTAGTAACTGGTCAACAAGTTGGAGAACAAAGCCTAAATGAAGGTAGAGGTTTTGTTCAAACACAACTAGATAATTTAGCATCGCGTGGTGCTAATATTAGACAGGGTGTTCAACAGGGTGTTCAAAATATTAAAAACTCAGTAACAGGAGCAGGTGAAGATTTAGGTCAACAAGTTGGCGAACAACTTGGAAAAACGGTCGCTCAATCTGGAGGTGAAGAACTAGCAGGAATGGCTATCGGAGATGCTGTTCTAGGAGCCGTCCCTGTGTTTGGAGAATTAGCACTAGGTGTCACTGGATTGGTTTCAATCGGAGAAGGCTTATATCATTTATTTCATCATAGTCATAAACCACCACCAGCGCCAGCATTACCTCAGATGCAATTAAATATAAGCAATCCAAATGCTGGACTAACACAGAAATTCGCATCTAGTTTACCTAGTATTGATACTTCTGCGGAACCTTCTGCTAGTAGTATGTCATTCTAACGAAAACTCATTCTAACAAAAACTCATTCTAACGTAAGAAAAAAGTATATAATTAATTTTCTATAAAATTATATATGACAAAAGAAATAAATATAAAACAAATTGTTTCAGATGCTGTTGAAAATGATAATATGACAGAGCAACATTATGTCGAACTTGCCGACCAATTCAAAGAAATTTTAGATAAAAAAGAACAACTTATAAATGAATTAAGAAAAAACCTAATAATTTTTAAGAAAGAAATTATTGGATCTTTTGGAATTTTAAAAATATTAGATAATTTATTTAAACACAACGAATGTGTAAATCAATTATCAATAATAACTGAATGCCATTATGAATATTTAGCCGAATTAATAGAAGAAATGCTATAAATTAATATTTAAAATCTTTAGTATATATATATATGTTCAAAGCAAATGCTCCTAGTCAATACGTCCCAAGCAAATCAATAGCAATTAAGCCTGATGTTGTATCTGATGTACTCGAGAACGATCAAATTAGAATTAATATCCCCTCTTATGTTAATTTTGTAGACCCAAACCAAACTTATTTAAAATTCGACCTTAAACTAAATAATGTAAGAGGTCAACTAGTTCCTGATAAACACGCAGGAGGTCACGCCCTTATTCGAAATATATATTACCGTGATGGTAATAATAGTGCTATGTTAGAAGCCAATGAAGATTATAATGCAAATTATGCAATGATGAGTAATTATACCGCACAGGATAGTATTAATCATAAACGAGAATTATTTGAAGGTAAAGTATCTCATATTGGAGATCAACTTCAAGATAAAACACTTTTTTATAAACAAGCAACTTTAGACGGTGGTGCTACTGCTACTGTCCCTGATGCTAATGTGAGAGGAACAAACACTCCCACTTTACAATTCCAATTAAATTCAGGAATATTTAAACAAGGTAAAATTTTACCTGTCAGTGCTATGAATGGTATGAAAATNCAAATNGATACAGAAGATATCGGTCGTGCTTTTCAATATCTTGATACATTTGGAGAATACAAAGTTCAAGACCTAGCCGGTCGTTTTATCAAACCTACAAAAACTTATAACCAGGGCGATGATAAACGAACTGCTACTGTTGGATTTTTCAATGTCGAAACAGATTGTCCGATTGTAAATAATCCTTTTGTAGTAGGAGACCAATTATATCTATCAGCATCTGCCATTCACAATACTTTAACAGATTCTTTAGGTTTTATCAATGGTTTCTTTCCTTCAACAGCAGACGCATCAAAATTAGGTATTCAATATACGCCAAATAGAGTACTCAATCAAGGTATTACCCCTGGTCAATTAACAGCAGCAAATTGTCAATTATGTTACAAAGCAACTGATAGAATGTTAAAACATACTGTATTCAGTCCCAACGATACTACTGACGTTAGAACTAGAATCATTGAAAAACCTAGTTATGCTATGAGCGATATTGAATTAATTACGCAAACAGTATCCCCTCCTGAGGCATACAGCAATGGAATTCTCAAAGCGGCACAATCAGCAGGAGGTATTAATTTTGATATTATGAGTTATGAATTATATCGACATAATCAATCTAATGTGTCTGGTTTGTTACAGGCTCAGATTCCAACTCAGGCTAAACGAGCAATGGCTTTATTCGTCCAACCTTTAGTAGCAAATCAGAATCGAGACGTAGAAGTATCTTCTTTAGTAGGTGTCCCAGATAATGCAAGAAGTTATGAATTTGTCCACGGTAGTAAACATATGCCATCAAGATTAGTACCCTTAGGACGGTATAGTTCTGCTGTCGGTACTACTGATCAAAAAAGAAACGAAGCATTACATACTTCTGAATTACATAAAGCAATTCTTAATGCTGGTGAAAAAGTATATTCACTTCAAAAAATTGCAAATAATTTTGTAATTGGTAGAAGTCTTTCAAAATACGGAGGTACTACGGATTTATCAGGAGATTCTCTATCAGTAAGAGTTGATTATAATACGGGAGCGAATGTAAAATTATTTAATAATTATGTTTATTGTCTCCGAAGAATAATGATTAAAGACGGTGTAGTTCAAAGTTCTAATCAGGTTCCATCATCTTAATATTATTAAAAAACAATTTAATTTAAAAAAAACAAGTAAAAAATCCTGATGGTTTCCCAACAGCCGTCATCAAAGCTTTAGTGGAAGAATAATTTAATTTAAAAAAAACAATTGCAGTAATAAATTAATATTAATATTAATATAAATAAATTCATAAATTTATATTATTATTATCTATACGTATGTATATATATGAGTTCACCAAATATTGTAAATGTGGAAAAATTCGAAGTTTTGCCTTCAAATCAACCCTCTAATAATACATATTCTTTTCGACAAGGAAATCCAATTATAACCTTAACTATTCCAAGTCAAGCCAAATATTTACGTCCCTCTTCAGTCAGATTAAATGGCACATTACGACTTCAGTCATCAGCGGGTCTGGTTCCTAACTGCCAAGGCATTAAAACAGCGGGTGCTGCTAATGTTATTCAATTAAATCCCCGTGTTGGAGTTCATTCTATTGTACAAAATGTTGTTTTAAGTTCTGAGGCAACAAATCAATCTTTAGAATCTATCAGACAATATGGAAGATTAGTTACATCTATTCTTTCTAGCACACATTCTAGTGATGATTATATGTGCGAAAAATCGGTTGTAGCCGTTGCAAATGCCGTTCAACCAGCCAATAATAATTTATCAGGAAATGAAGTATCTTTTAGTATCCCACTTTACTGTGGATTACTTCAAGGAGGTAACCCAATTCCATTAGGAATTAATGGTGTGAATGGACTAAGCATTAATTTAGAATTAGCAAGCGATCAACAAGTATTATCTGGAGCAAATGCCAATGATAACGCAGGTGCATTTTATCAAGTAAAAAATGTCAGTTTATCTGGAGATCTGCTAGTTCCCGATGACCAGGGAGTTCAAGCATTATCAGTGCCTGGTTCGGGTGCTTTCCAATATAATAGTTATTCATCTTTATATTCTGTTATTAATTCTAGTGATGCTACTCAGACGTATAATCTATCAAACTCTAATGTTTTATCTATTATCCATAATTTTTTACCGGTTACACACTCCAATTCTTACGCTCAGGATGGTTTTGAAAATCCAGAACTAAGTAATACTGATGCGGCAGGAACGACTTATAATGCACCTGTAACTTTAAAAAAAGTATCCTTTTCTAGAGGAGGTGTAAAATTAGGTTTAGATTACGAACTAGATGTTGAACTAGACTCATCTGAGAAACGCCCCGAAACACAATTGAATATCCAATATTTAAATGCTTTCAAATCCATCAAAATGAATACAAGAATGCTTAACCAAAATAGACTATTATCATATGGAGGAAATGATGTTCAAGCATATTCCCCTTCTTCAGAATCAGGAACAGCACCAGCCCAACCCAAATTTATCGGATCATCAGTCGATGCTAAAAGAAATTTTGGAATTGGTTTAGCACTTGATCGAGTATCAGACGTTGGAGTTAATTTCAAAGGACAATCATATTCAACTCGAATTCAATCAACACTGGATGGTAAATCCCCCCAATCTGTATTTACATTTGTTAAAGCCAAAAATGTTTTACAATATTCTCCAAATGGAATTATGGTGATGAATTAAAAAAATATAAAAATATTATAACATACAAGTATTTTATTAAAATAAATAATATTAATTTAAAATTAATATTATCTATTAGTATATATATATATGTCAATGTTACCCGAAATATTAAAGGTCGGACCTTTGAAATCATCCGAAAATATGGAAGTAAAAACTGAAGTACTCGATCCTATCTCTTCATCAAATACGGATATCGTTTTCCAAATACCTAAAAATGGAATTCTAGACGGAGGTTCTTTTGTTTCACTAGCAGTAAGAACTGCTACTGGAGTATCGGATGCTTTTCTGCCCCTTAACACAGGTATTCATAGTTTAATTAAATCAGTTCAACTGATGAGTGGTAGCAAAGTTATCGCTAGTAATGACGATTACGCTCATTATGCAACAATGGTCAGACAATTTGAAACACCTGAGCATCGAGCACACGTAGATATGGTCAAATCAGGAGCGTGTTTTGATCGATTTGTATCTAATGATGATACAACAGGCAGACTGGCACCAAAAGATCTAGTCTACTCGGTGGTAGCAAATGATGCTACAGCCTCGTGTTCTGTTCCCGAATTTATTAAACCAACTGATAATGATGAAACAACACCAGTATTCTGTGTTCCTTTATCTCAACTTGTTCCGTTTATGAGATCTAGGCAACTCCCCCTATTTGCAATGAAAGAAAATGTATATTTAAGATTACAATTAAACGTTCAGTCTGCCACCACAGATGGATCAATATGTTGTTTCCCTTCAGGAAGTGCGTCTAGTGGAGTTATTGTCCCATCCCTTGTAAATATTAAATTTTACAGTGATCATTTATATTATACCGACGGGACTATGCAACAAACTCAAAAGGCAATCTTTTCTGAACAAGGTTTAACTTATTTATATGAAGATATGATTACTACTTCTGCTCAAGTCCCATCCACGGCCAACCCTGCTGCAGGAGCGATTGTTGAACAAAAAATTGAAAGAGATATAGCCGTTTCAGGAAGAACAGTCCGTTCTATTATGATTTCTGAAAAGCAAACTGGTTTATCTCATTTACTATTTGGCCAATATACGTCAGATTGTCGGAGAACTGATGAACCATATAATTTTAGAATTAATGAAAACAGACTTTATGACCGTGATCTTGAAAAACCTTCCCAAAAATGGAATGAACTAAGCAAAGTTATGAATAAACCGCTTCAGGTTCCTAGTCAAGTATATTCATTTGATGCAGATACTGATAAAAGTCTAGTTCACAGACCAGCAACTCAGAATTCAATGTTTATTGGATTAATTGAAGGTCATCAATGTAAACCCGCTAATTCTGGAGCAGGTGTAGAATTACACGCAAAATCTCATTATATAGGGTATGATGCTACAACAAGCGGATTTAATGTACTTGGAAATGGTAAGAAAATTGGTGCTAAACCTGTGATTTTCCAAAAAAATTATAAAAGAACACTAGGTACTCAAAGTGCTCTATCACTACGTATGTTTACGAATGTTGAAAGAATTATTAATATTAGAAACGGCGACGTAACTTTATCGGCATAACTATAATACACGTATTTTAATCAAATTAAAAATACTTTTTGTCACAGTAATTTGTCTGATGGTTTCCCAACAGCCGTCATCAAAGCTTCAGTGGAAGAACTATATCCCGTACTGCCCCGACTCACCGCCCATATTTTAATCAAATTAAAAATACTTTTTGTCACACTTTTTGTCATTTTGAATAAGAGGCGAATATATGTAGTGGTCACCTCTTCGAATGACAAAAAGTATTTACTATGTGACAAAACCAAAAACGTTTTTGTCACACTTTTTATTTTGCTAAAATGAAGGAGGCAATTAAAAGCACTCATAATATATACCTCTAAATGACAAAAATGACAAAAATGACAAAAATAATCTGAAACTCTTTTTTTATTTTTTCTAATTTAATTTATTTATTTTCTTCATCATATAGCAGAAAAAAGTTTCCGGAAAAAAGTGTCTATTTTGTCATTTGTCACCAAAAGTGTCACAAAATATATAGTGGTTTAATTACCTCCTTCATTTTATCAAAATGACAAAAATGACAAAATGACAAAAACGTTTTTGTCATTATTCTACCGCTGTTTGAACAGCATTCATAGCATTGTATTTGTATAGGCCATCGGGGCTTCATATATCAATTTACTAAAATTCTTGTATGCTTTCGGGTTATTAGAATCGCCTGTGAACCCATACAGATCAAGATACAGAAAACCATATGGTTCAGACGTAGCCTCAGCAAATAATTGCTTGAATTTATTCGTACCGTACGTGCCGCCGTATTCTTCCGCCAAAG